AAATGAAACAAAACGACTAAATGGCACATTCAATACATCTAAACCTGAAGAAGATGCATATATGTTGCTTTGTGATCACTTCTCAAAAGATGATGTCATTAGACAGTACTACTCAGAGAAGTATCCATTCAACTGCGACTTCTACATCAAGTCTCTTGACACATACATTGAATGCAACTTCAATTGGACTCATGGTGGGCATTGGTTTGATGAGAACAATGAAGAAGACTAGAAGATATTAAAGAAATGGAGAGATAAAGGAACAGACTTCTATTTGGTTGCATTGAAGCTGGCAATCACTGAAGATGATTGCCATTCCGCCTTTCGGCAGCATTGACCGAACTTCCTTCGGCAAGAAATCTTAGTCCAAGGTATTTCAAGTTCTAAGCTGCATTCATGTCTCTCATCATCTTAGAACCGCATTTAGGACATGTCCATTCTCTGTCTTCTATTGCTAGATCTTTGTTGACATATCCACAATGATTGCATGTCTTGGATGAAGCAAACCATTTGTCTGCTTCTATTATCATTTTTCCATTCTCTTCCGCTTTTGTCTTCAGTCTGTTCAAGAATATGCCCCATCTTAAATCATACACTGACTTTCCATGGTTATTCTTGTCTTTTAAGTTCTTTCGCTCTTCCCAAGTCCTGAACTTTGCCATGTCTTTCAAAGACAAAGTCTCAACAACTATGACATCATTTTCATGAACTAGTTTGTGTGACAACTTCTCAATGAAGTCGTGCCGTTTGTTTGCTATATGTTCATGGACTCTTGCTAGTCGTTTTTTAAGCTTAGTCTTCTTGAATTTCTTAGTTTCAGAACTAAGTCTTTTCTGGATGTCTTGGATTCTCTTCTCGAACTTCCTGTAGTTTCTGTCATACATAGGACTATGACCTTCATCATCGACAAAGAAGTTCGTCAATGACATATCCAAGCCTTTTACTTTCAGGTCTTTGGCTTTCAGATCTAATTGCTTTGGCTCTGGAATCTCAACATCATACAATATTGAGACGTAGTATTTGTCTGTTGTAGTCTTGGAAACGGTAGCAGAATGAATGTTCAGTTTTTCTATAATTCTTGGATCATGGTAGTTGATCCAGCCTATTTTTGGCAGCTTTACCTTCTTTCTTTTGAAGTCAACTTTTATGTTTGAGTTGACGCACTGGACTCTGAATGAGTTCTTAGCGTTTTTTCTTTTGAAGTTTGGAAATCCTTTTTCTTTGATCTTTGGATTCTTCACTTTTCTGAAGAAGTTAGCATACGCAGCATTCAAGTCTATTCTGGACTGTTGCAGACATGTAGACTCAACTTCTCTTAAAAACTCAAATTCTGACTTGTATTGCTTCTCTGTCTTGTAGGCGTATGAATGCAGTTTGTCTTTGTCGTCTTTGAACTACTCGTATGCTTCTTTTCTTTCTGAAAGCATCTAATTGTAGAGAAAACGGCATGATCCAAATGTCTTAACAAGTTGTACCTTCTAAGTCTCGTTTGGATATATCCGAACCTTATATGCTTTCAGTTTTGTCATCTATTTTATTTACTCGTGAGAAATCATCTTTTAATGAAAATCTCAAATATTTTTCTTGTTAAAATTATTTACACTTTTGAAGTGCAAAATCTGAGCATTTTAAGAAAAATTTGTAAAATATTTCATGCCGATTCATGGCAACCTCTGAAGAAGGTTGCCTTTTCTCGGCATAGGAACTATAAATGTGTGGACAGTTCGAGATGTGAAGAAGAGAAGATGCGCAGAAGAGAATCGTTTGAAGTATGTTGTCTTCTGGAAGCCAAATGAAGTTCATGCTTGGTTATCATCAGTGAAAGACAATGGCTCAGTAAGTTAAACAAACAAAGCAACTATGACATATGGTTGCTTTTTTGTATGTAGTAGCCATGTTTAGATAAAGAAAGCTCGGAAGAAAGGCTTTTTGTGCCTAGATGAGTATGATACAATTAAAGGAAACATATATGGCAAAAAAAGTAAAACCAAGCAGTCTTCTTGATGATGCACCGCAAAATATAACTTCACAAGAAGAATCTGAATTTGAAGACAAGTCATTGGTTGGAAATGGTCCAATGACTGCAGAAGCTAAGTCAAAGCTTGAGAAGTATGATGCGCTTGAAGCAACAGTCTTGGGCTTGACACATGAGAAGCAAGAGCTTGAAGCAAAAGTTGCTGAGTACATTGAGCAGATGTCTGCTCTCAAGGAAGAAGTCAGCAAGCTCAAGAAAGACTTAGCTAAGAAGCCAAAGCCTGAGAAGAAGGACGACACTGATGAAGTCTTAGCATTGAAGAAAGAGGCTAAAGCACTTCGAGAAGAAGCAGATGGATATTTAGTCAAGATATCAGAGCTGACATTTGAGAATGCAAACCTCACATGCCAGCTGAATGAGATGGCTAAGTCACAACAAAATGCTATGAACAATGATAGAACGAGCATTCCATCTCCTGCTCCATCTCATCCTAAAGCTGGTCCTTCTCAATTTGGTGGACCAGCATATCCATATAGGAACAATGGATATGGCACCTGGTGAGAATTGAAACTTAAGTTGCTATCAAAGTCGAGACATCTGTCTCGACTTTTTCTATGCATGTAGAACTATCTATCATGGAATTAGACTTTGGAAGAGATGACATTGAGAAGATGCTTGTGAAGAAGGCATCTCTTGACAAGAAGTGGATGAACATCCTAGTTGGGACATTTGACAAGCGGTTCTTTCGCACTCCAAACTTGGGTGTAGTTGCGATGTTGCAAGTGAAGTACTATGAGAAGTATGGCTCAGCTCCAAGCAACAAAGCTTTGCTAGCTATGGCGAAAGCGTATGCATCTAAGTATCCAAATGAGAACGTAAACCTTGCAGAAGTTGGCGCATTGCTGTCTGAAATGGCAACGCTTGACTTCCAGATACCAGATGATGTTGTAAACAGCAACTTAAAAGAGTTCATTAGGAGAGAAGCATTCTACAATGCACTATATGACAATGCTGGACTTCTCAAAGACAGTGAAGATGGATATGAGAAAGTTGTAGCAAAGTGTCTTGAGAACTTTGACCGTGTGCAGAAGCTGACATTCAATGACACAGACTTAGGACTAGACTACTTTGACCCATCTGCTATGGAAAGGCACTGGGACTACATACGGAATCCTGAAGCAAAGCTAAGCACACAATGGCCATGTCTTGACACATATACGCATGGTGGCTTCTACAAAGATGGACGTTCATTGTACTTAGTGATGGCTCAAGCAGGCTTAGGCAAGTCGCTGTTCTTGTCTAATTTAGCAGTGAACTTCTTGAAACAAGGCCTTAGTGTAGTTGTCATATCACTTGAGATGAGTGAAGATGTATATGCACAGCGGTTTGATGCTCACATCTCAAACAAAGACATCAACCACCTGAAGGAAGAAGAAGAGACCGCTATTGAGAAGATCAAAGCTTTCTACAAAGAGCATCCAACTGCAAATTTGTACATTAAAGAGTATCCTCCAAAGTCTGTGACATGCAATGACATACGAGCATACTTAGAAAGCTTGAAAACAAATGGGCATAAGTTCGATGCAGTGATTGTTGACTACTTGAACCTCGTCAAGTCTCAGACAAAGACAGACAACATGTTTGTCGATGGACTGGAAGTGTCTGAGAAGCTTAGAGCAATAAGCTATGAAATGCATTGCCCAGTGATAAGTGCTATCCAGACAAACACTGAAGGCATGAACAATGAGAATGTTGGCATGGAGAACATCTCTCAGTCAAGAGGCATTGCATTCACTGCAGACTTCTTGATGGCATTGTTCCAGACAGAAGAAGACAGAGAAGGTGGCACAATACGAGCAAGGATATTGAAGAACCGCTTAGGTGGAATGGTTGGAAAAGTCTTGCAGTTCTCTTTAGATAGGCATTCACTGGTGTTGTCTGACATAACTTATTGTCCTGACATGGAAGATGCGCCTGTTGCAGATGACAGTATGAGGTCAACTTTAGACAGCATTGGAGGAATGCAGTCTGATCTGCAGGAGATCCAAGCCAACTTAAGCAGCTTATGAACTCCTTCAATTTAAATGCTTATCATCTTTTTCGCTTAACCTCAATGTATTTTCTAGAAATGCTCCTCTTTGTAGTATAATCTAGACATAATGAAGCGAAAGACAACTCAAATAGGCAATTAGAAGCCAAAAGACCAAAGCTAGAAGAAAGCTTTGTTCAATAAGAAGAAAGACTAGCGCTCTAAGACGTAGAGAAGTCGTAAAGAGAAGATATTCATTTAGCCACTCGAAGAGTAGCAGCAACAACATGAGCCAAATAACCTGAGTCCAGAAGAAGTTGCTCATTAGGATGAGGTACAGTAGATATTGTTGAATGGTGGAGATGTTCCATTTGCTGAAAACAGCGCGACGACACAACTTTCAAAGTTCTTCTACTCTAATGACCGCTTCATTGAGACATTTGATGACCCACAACTATACGATGCTATTACAAAGCATTATCCAGGAATTTTGGCTACTGAGCAACGAGGACAAGTCAAGAGAAAAGCAATATTGGACTTGCTTGGTGACATTGACTTCATGAATAGCATCCTAGAAGATTACAATATGACAATCATGGACTTCTTCCGTTTTTTGTTTAGGCTTTGTCCAAGCATATTCAAAGGATTCTTTGTGAAGAAAGTCTAGAAAGCATTGAAGAACAAGCAATATGTCAAGTCAGTCAAAGCCTCAGCTTACCGCTTCTAGAAGAACTAGCCAAAGAAGCCATCTAGACGGTATTCACTATTCTAATGGAGAGTATGTTGCTAAAGTCTTCAAGTTCTACCGTCGGCTCCAAAATCCATATGTAAGCCATGACTTGCCAGTGAAGCTAGTCTCAGGCAAAGCAATTTACAATGAGCATAAAGAGGCATTTGACAAGTTCGCAGAGCTTGCAGCAAAAAACAACTTTGACATTGACCGCTACATCAAGTATTGTGTCAGTTGTGGCATAAATGAAAGCATTGTTGAGGTGTGTTTGACATCTACAACAATGATAGACAAGTATTTGCTGCATGTCAAGACTTGTGAGAAACGTAAGAAGATCTACCAGTGGTTCATAAAGTCTGCAAAGAACATTGCATCAGAATGCGTTGCAGAAGGCTACTTCACAACAAAAGACTTGCTAAGCCACTTGATACAAAGCAAGAAGTTAGGTGTATATGTCACATCTGGAAGAATATCTATCTACTTCTTAGCAGCTATTCCAAACTTTGACAAAGCTATTCCAAAGTTGGACTACTTCACTCAACTTGAACTGCAGTCTTTGTCTAGCCATTTTGAAGTATACCATTCAGAAGTAAACAAGGCTTTCTTGCAAGTCAAGAACTGCATGGTTAATCCGATAGACTTCACAGATCGGCTCATCTGCAAAATTAGAGAAAAGTAGTCTTGCACAGCTCACAATGTCTAAGTTGATACATTTTATTTGTCCACATTGATATGTGGCCTAACTAACATAAAGAAAATAACATAAAGGAAAAACATAACATGTGTAAATTCATGTCATCGTTGTCAAAATACTCTCCAAGTGTTGGAGTAGTCAAGCGTAACCCTAACTTAGAGATGTTTTTGCAGCCATGCAAGGACAACAAGACCTACTATCGCGTCCGCCTCCTTGGCTTTGCATCTACAGTTGGTCGTACTGACCCACACATTGTACGCTATGTCCATAAGGCATGGGTGACAGATCCTAAGACAGGCAAGAAGAAGCTAGAGAAAGTTGTATGCACTAGCAAGACGCCATGGGCAGAGCCTGAGGGTACAAAGGCGTCATCATGCAAGATCTGCAACTACACCGCTCAGCAATGGGCAATCTACAATGAGTCTGGAAAGACTGACACTGATGCTCGCCGCAATGCTGGCACATACATGGCTAACTACGAAGCGATTATTCCAGTGTATGTGAAGAATGACCCTAACTATGAGCGGAACAATGGCAAGTTCAAGGTCATCATCATGAACAACGCCAAGGTCTATAAAGACTTCCGTGACAAAGTGCAGAACAAGCTGCGAGAAGTGCAAGTTTTGAATGGCGTCAAGGCTGTTGACACACTTATCCATGTTGGATATGAAGAAGTTACGGCAAAGAATGGCAAGACTTACAAGAACCCTGTAATTGACAAGATCTTGTTCTCAACTGAGCCATATGACATTCCTGCAATCAATTCTAAGAGCATCGACGCATTTCCATTTGATGAGACATACTACACACTGTCTGATCCAGAAGATGTGGATGAGTTCTACAACAAGCATTGTGTCATATCAAATGATGACATTCCAGAAGATGATGAGATTGTTGTGTACAAAGATGAAGCACGGCCTTCAGCTCCTTCAACTGAAGTCAAGATGCCAACAAATGACATTCCTACTGATGACATCTCTGATGATGACATTGACAACCTGATCTCTGATGAGAAGGACGCGCCAGTTCATGAAACTAATGCTCCTTCTGCTCCAGCATCAAATGATGACATTGACTCAGATGACATACTTGCTGACCTTGGAATATAAGCCTGTATCTTAGTTCTAAAGTTAGAAGAGGACCGGAATGTTTCTGGTCCTTTTTGGCATCTAGATGAGTATATAGATATTGTGGAGGAGTTGTTAGGAAGTCATCCAACATCAAATCTACACATGGAAGAAGATCGATTAAACAGACAACGATCAAAAAACAGAAAGAAGAGGCAAAACATGCACTCAATAATGGAACAACTAGCTAATATGGACCGTATGTGGAGAAATTTGGACGCAATGTTCGCCACTCCACTTCTAGAGGATGAGTCAAAATTCAAGACGCGTGGACTAAAAAGCATAATTTCTCGTCCACACAACCTAATCACTAAGAAAGACAAAGATGGGACAGTCACATCTTTCCAACTCGAAGTTCCATACACTCCATTCAAGAAGGATGAAGTGGAAGTTCAGGTGAAAGACAATATGTTGACAGTCTCATGTGGAAAAGAGAACAAAGTCAAGGATGAAGAGATGGACTTCTCAAGCATCTCTTACCAGAACTTCACATTCTCAATCCCATTGTCAGACACAATTGACATCAGCAAAATCACTGCAACTGCCGATGATGGAATGCTCAGGATTGACCTTCCGGCAAAGGCGGTTGAAGAGAAGAAGGATGATGTCCTTAAGATTGAGGTGAAGTAAGGCAAATTTCACCTGACAATATTGGTCTTTCTTTCAGTGAAGAAGCCACCTAAAAAGGTGGCTTTCTTTTTCTTCCATTGATGAGCTTTGTTCAATCATCAATGTCATAGTACTGCTCTCTCAGCTCTCCATTGTCTTTGAACAACTGCCATGCATAGAACATCAAGTCATCGTCGGTGAATGTCCTGTCATTGTTCTCTAAGTCCCATGGCACGATGCCATCTTCACTGTAGTATCTGCCATGGTGCTCCATCTGCATAGCAACTTTGTCAAAAGCGTCATGCTATGGCTTCTCTCTCACTAGCACAACAAACTCATCTTCATCATGGTTGTCAAACCAGAACTCAGGGTCTTCTGAAGCAACACACCATTTAGCAGACCG